CAATTCACTTCATGGTCCTTTAACTGTAGGTAGTGGTGTTGATGTAACAGTTACTGCAGGATCATTTTTAAAAATAGATTCTTTTTGATTAAAATAAAATATTTATAAGTATGAGTGTATTAAAAGTAGGAGCTATACAGCCCAATTCAGGAACTAAAGTAAATATTACTGGTAGTACTTTATTAGTAACCACTGCAAGTGGTCATTTTAGTGGCTCATATGAAGGAGATGGATCAAGATTAGATGGAGTAAATGGACTTCCATTTACAGGTTCAGGCCAAATTTCAGGTTCATTATTAGTAACAGGGAGTTCAACTTTAGCTTTAAGAGTAACTGGAAGTTCAGCTTTAACAGGTAGTTTACTACAAAGTGGTAGTACACATATAACAGGATCTAATGTAATTTCTGGATCTTTATTAGTAACTGGAAGTTCTGCTTTAGCACTGAGAGTAACTGGAAGTAGTGCTTTAACAGGTAGTTTATTTGTTAGTGGGGCAGTATCTTCAAGTGTAGGATTTAGTGGTTCATTTCAAGGAGATGGTAGTGATTTAACAGGTATAGATGGCTATGCAGTAGCAAATTCTGCAAATAATAGAGTAATTACCTCTGTAGATTCTACAAATGGTAATGCAGAAGCTAATATGTCATTTAATGGTAGTACATTAAGTATTACAGGTGATGCTACATTAACAGGAACATTAACAGCCGCTACAGGTACTTTTGTTTATCAAATATTTGAATCCTCATCAACTATTATAACATCCGGATCAAATATATTTGGTGATAAACAAGCTGATATTCAACAAATTACAGGTAGTTTAAAAGTAACTGGATCTGTATCTTCAAGTGCTGGATTTAGTGGATCATTTGTAGGAGATGGTTCTGGATTAACAGATTTAGCTGGTGGGGGTCCATTTTCACAAACTGGATCATTTTATGCTACTTCAAATAATATCCAAATAACAGGATCATTAAATGCCACTTCTGTCACAGAAACATCAGCTTTAAAATATAAAAAATATGTTAAACCCTTAAATTCTCAAACTGATAATGTATATAAATTAAGACCTGTACATTTTAAATGGAAAAATGATAATAGAGGAGATATAGGTTTAATAGCAGAAGAAGTAGGAGAAATATATCCTGAATTAGTTTCGACAGGTATTGATGGTAACGCGGAGGGAATAAGCTACACCAAATTAACAGCAGTTCTTATTAAAACAATTCAAGAATTGTCTGCTCGTATAGAAAAACTAGAAAATAAAAACAAATAATAATTAAAAATAAGTTATGGCAATTAAAAAAAACAAAATAACAGAAGAAGAATTAAAAGAATTAGAAAATTTTCAACAAACCATTAATAATATTACGTTTCAATTAGGTCAATTATCATTGAGAAAATTGAATTTAGAAAGTGAAGAAAATAATCTAAAAAATCAATATTCTAATTTATTACAAATAGAAAAAGAATTAGGTGATAAATTAAAAGGAAAATATGGTGATTCACAAATTGATTTAAAAACTGGTGAGCTAATCCAATCAGAATAATATTTTTCAATTTTTCTTATATATTTATTAATAGACAAAATAATTTGATAAACAATGGCTGAAACTTTACTTTCCCCGGGAATATTAACACGTGAAAATGATCAAACGTTAATAACAGAGGGTCCTATAACTGCGGGTGCCGCTATATTAGGCCCAACAGTAAAAGGCCCAGTAAACATACCAACGTTAGTTACTTCATATAGTGATTATAAAAATAAATTTGGTGCTGCATTTGAAAGTGCTAGTATTAAATTCGAATACCTAACTTCAATAGCAGTTAACAATTACTTCCAACAAGGTGGTGAAACAATGCTTGTTACTCGTATAGTATCAGGTACATTTTTACCAGCAACAGGTTCAATACCTGCTATAGGTACAGGATCAGGTGATTATACTACTGCATCATTTACTTTAGAAACTTTATCTCAAGGAGATATAATGAATAACTCCGGTAGTGTTTCTACTAGTGGATCATTAGTAAGTGGATCAGGAGACAATGTTAGATTTGAAATAGCGAATGTAGATTCAGGAAGTGGACAATTTAACTTGTTAGTTCGTCAAGGAAATGATACTAATGCCAATAAAGTAATATTAGAATCTTGGGCAGGTTTATCATTAGATCCAAATTCAGACAATTATATCGAAAAAGTACTTGGTAATCAAAGAAAAACTTTCTCTACTGTTGATGGTGGACAAGTTAATATTACTGGTTCTTATACAAATAATAGTAGATATGTAAGAGTATCTGCTGTAAATAGTCCTACATTTAATTATCTTGATAATGAAGGTAATTTTAAAGCAGAATATACACAATCATTACCAAAAGTAGGTAGTGGTAGTTTTATGCAATACCAACAAGAAGGTGCATTTGGTGGTGCAAAAGGTAAAGTATATGGTAATGGAGCCAATGGAAATACAAAATTAAAAATGTATGACGAAATTGATGTTTCATCAATTCAAGGTCTAGAACCAGCATATTATACAGCTTCACTTTCATTATTAGAAAATCAAGATGAATATGATTATGAATTATTAGTAGCACCTGGTGTTACAGTTCAAAATGGTGCTGGAGCAGTAACATCTATGATTTCAACAGTTAATACAAGAGGAGATTCAATGGCAATAGTTGATACAAGAAATTATGGATCTACTATTTCTCAAGCAGTAACAAGTGCAGCAACTCAAGATACTAGCTACGCAGCTACTTATTGGCCTTGGGTTCAAGTATTATCAAATGAAACAGGAAAACTAGTTTTTGTACCTGCTTCAACAGTAATGGCTGGAGTATATGCAACAAACGATAGATTAGGAGCTGAATGGTTTGCACCTGCTGGATTTAACAGAGGTGGTGTTGGAGGAACAATTCAAGCAGAAAGAAAATTATCACCTACTCAAAGAGATACATTATACTTAGGAAAAGTTAACCCAATTGCAACATTCCCAGGACAAGGACCTGTGGTATTTGGTCAGAAAACACTACAAACAAAAGCTACATCATTAGATAGAGTAAACGTACGTAGATTGTTAATTGAACTTAAACGTGTAGTTGGTCAAGTAGCTGAAGGATTGTTATTCGAACAAAATACACAAGCCACAAGAAACAGATTCTTAAATCAAGTTAATCCTTATTTAGAATCAGTACAACAAAGACAGGGATTATATGCTTATAGAGTAGTAATGGACTCTAGCAATAATACAGCTGAAGTAATTGATAGAAATCAAATGGTAGGTCAAATATTTATCCAACCAACAAGAACAGCTGAATTTATAATCTTAGATTTCAATATAACTCCTACAGGAGTAGAGTTTTAAAAAAAATTAAATAGATAATATTTATAATAAACATAAAATAAGATGGCAGTATTAGATCCAAACGAAATAATGTTCACCGCATTTGAACCTAAAGTTCAAAATAGGTTTATAATGTATATTGATGGGATACCGGCTTACTTAATAAAGACAGCGTCGGCTCCTGGATTTGAAGCAGGTGAGATTATCTTAGATCATATCAACGTTTACCGTAAAGTAAAAGGTAAAGTAAGGTGGAATGATATGAATATAAGCTTATATGATCCAGTGACACCTTCTGGTGCACAAGCTGTAATGGAATGGGCACGTTTAGCTCACGAATCAGTAACTGGTAGAGACGGTTACTCTGATTTCTATAAAAAAGACATAACACTAGATATTTTAGGTCCAGTTGGAGACATCGTTGGAGAATGGATCGTAAAAGGAGCTTATGTTAAAACAGCAACATTTGGAGAATATGATTGGTCAGCTGATGCCGCAATTGATATGCAATTAACTCTAGCAATGGATTATTGTATATTGAATTTCTAAAAATTTTACCCCTCCTACCCTTGAATCAGGTACTCAATTTTGAGTACCTTTTTCTTTTTTATATATTTATATCCGAACAAAATAGTTATTAAATGGAAAAAGTTACAGAAAAAACGAAATTTAAATTCCCAACCGAAGTTGTCGAATTACCATCTAAAGGATTAATATATCCTAAGGATAACCCTCTATCTAGCGGTAAAATAGAAATGAAATATATGACAGCT